GGAGGTTGAAGTAGAATGGTAGAATTATTCGATAAAATAATGAACAAAGAACTCACTATATGTGAGACTTGTGATAACATCTTCAACTACATTCCACAGAAACTATTCTGTGACGAGTGTAAGCGTAAGAGGGCAAATGCGAGAAGACTCAAGTATCAGAAAGAGAATCCTGAAAAGATAAATGCGTATCAACGCAAGCGCTACGAAGAAAATCGTGAGAAGATAAAAGCGAAAAGACACAAGTATCGCGAAGAAAATCGTGAGAAGATAAAAGCGAGAGAGCGCAAATATCGCGAAGAGAATCCTGAAAAGATACTTGCGTATCAACGCAAGTATAACAAAGAAAATCGTGAGAGGATAAATGCGAATGCCCGCAAGTATTACGAAAAGAATCGTGAGAAGAATCGTGAGAGCAGAAATGCGAGAAGGCGTAAGTATCGCAAAGCGAATCCTGAGAAGATAAGTGCGTATGCCCGCAAGTATTACGAAAAGAATCGTGAGAGGATAAATGCGTATAACAGAGCACGATATCACGCAAACAAGGAGAAATGAAAAATGGTAGAATACGACCCAAGAGAAGGAAAAATAAGAGCGAGAGACATGACACAGGAAGAGAATTGGCAACTTAAACGAGCCTTAGACATTCTTTTCCAAATGTTGAACACCGGAAGAAATCTAACGGACATACAAAGGGTCGCTAACAGACTCAAAAAGGATGTCGGTTGGCCCTATGTTAAGGAGGAAGAAGAATGAGTAAGTTTGATAAAGAAAATGGAACATTGGACATAAGCGATGAAGAGGGATATAGAGTTCTAGACATATCAGAATCTCCTGATTGGTACACCCTTGACGAAGATGCAGAAGTAATTGATGAAGGTAACACATTGGAGTCATTGCTTCAAAGCGATGGCATACAGTGGGGATGGAACAAGGAAGCACGCAAGGAGAATATAGAGGTGTTATGCGCCTATGTAGTCAACCTATTGAGGAAACAAATGCGAGCAGTTGGACTAAAGCAACACATGCCCGAGCACCAAATAACCCACCCGTTTCTTTGTGTCTATGAAACTACTGAGGACTCGTTGCATGGGAAAGGTGAAGTAATGACTGTCAGAGAAGCACTGGAAAAGGGCATTGTAGCCATAGACCCAAGAGATGGAAAATTGAAGTCACAGTGTAATAACTGCGGCGAAACTACCGGCTGTACTTGTAGTACTAAGTTCAACTTATACGGGAGAGGAAAAAATGAGTGAAACAGAAAGCGAAGGGGCTTTGAGGAAGAACATAGATGCAGTAAGAACGATAGTCAGGACCGTCAAATCGACGCTTGGGCCTATGGGCCGAGATAAGATGATGGTGGACGCAGGTGGAAACTCCATCACCACCAATGATGGGGCCACTATCCTACGAGAACTCGATGTGAGTCACCCCGGTGGGAAGATGATAATTGAGTGCGCTCAGACACAGGAAAGTCTGTGCTACGATGGGACTTCATCAACAGTCGTGCTCGCGGGTGAACTCCTGTCTAACAGCGAGGCACTGCTCAACAAGGGGCTACACCCCAATGTGGTTTGTAAGGGCTACAACGATGCTGCACGAATGGCAGTAGAATATCTCGAAGGCTATGTTGAGGATGGTGGAGGTAATAGCATGACCCGTTTAGCGTTTGGCGGTATTGGGACACACGAAGGGGGATTATATGCAGAGTCATTATCCACAGAGGAAGACAACAATCTGAAACACATAGCCAAAACTGCAATCACAGGGAAAACTGTGGATGCGGCTCTGGACGAGGTATCGAATCTCTGTGTGCAAGCCGTGAAGAAAGCAGGTAGTGCTGAGAAGGTCCGTACATTGAGTTTACAAGGTGGTGGTTTACAAGACTCCTATCTGTTCAATGGAGCCATTGTGAACAAGGACATAGTACATGAGAAGGAAGTGGATGGGAAGTACAACATAGTCCTACTCAATACCGGATTAGAGCCAGAGAAAAATGAAGAGAATGTACAGGTACAAATGGATATGCAAGGTTACACCCAATTCAAATCCTCATCGAAAGATGACCTATTGGAGCAAGCGAAACTAATTTGCACATGGCTTCCAACAGGTGGGTTGATTTTCATTAGAGATGGGGCGCACGATTCAGTATGTGCATACTTGGAAAAGAATGAGGTAAGTGTGGTGAGAAGACTCCCAGAGAGCACAATGCGTGCTCTTTCAGATACTCTTGGTATCTCAATAGCACAAACCCCCTCTGACATAGAATGTTCAGCCTCTGGTAGTGTGATGAAACAGAGACATAACGATGTGAATTATCTCTTTGTTGAAGGAGAAGTGGCCTCAACACAATCAACACTCGTATTGCGTGGTGCAACAACGACCACACTCGATGAGATAGAGCGAGGATTCGATGATGCTCTTGGTGTAGTATCTTTGGTGATGAATGGAGATAAAGTCGTAGCAGGTGGAGGTAGTGCATACGCATGTATGGCCGCATTACTTCGGTCTAAAGCGGCTGAAGTCAGTGGCAGACCACAGATGGCGATAGAGGCATTTGCTGACGCATTAGAATGCATCCCCGCTACGATAGCGGAGAATGGTGGTCAAGACCCACTAGACTGCATTCTTGCACTTAGAAACAAGATACAGAATGATGAGTATTACTATGGCCCTGATTTGAATAATGGAGGGGTATGTGATATGGTCCATAATGGGGTGATTGAACCCGCATCATTGGTCAGACAAGTGGTACTTGGAGCAAATGAAGTCACAACCGCCATCCTCAAGATTGACGACATGATAGCCATGAGGGGTGAGTGAATGGGATTTTGGGACCGCATCAGGAGAAGAAAATCAGATATCATCTTCAGAAACCACACTTGGCATTGTATAGGCAAATGTGGCCGGACAGGTGATGGTTTCACAAAAGAGAGTCAAATGGGGAAGAATAACGGGTATGCTAAGATATGGGTGAAAGAAATGGATGATGGAAGAAGCAAAATCCGCATACTATGCAGGCGATGTGCAAGAAGCATAGGAAATACTCAAATCAACTGGGACAAAGTGAAGAAAAACTGGGGTGAGTGAATGGGAGCCATTTGTCCCAACGACAATTGTAGACGACACCTGATGGGGCTGGAAGCAGATGACTCCTATATGCGAGTTCTGTGCCGAGCCTGTGATACCGAATTGGAGTGGTTGTGATGGGACGCTTGATGGACAAACTGATGGTCGAATGCCGCAGTTGCGGTCATAGCCATGTCCCACATCGCCTAACTGCTCGCTATCATGGAATGAACCTCATCAAGAAACGAATCCAATTATGGCAGTGTAAAGAATGCAATCATTTCTGGGAAGACTCGCTTTTCAAGAAGAAAGGTTAGAATAGAAACGCAGTAGTTTCCCAAACTGCGTGTTCAGATGGGTCTATGGAATCTCAGCGGTTATCCGTGGTTTAAGGGCATGGGGCCGTCTGCGTTTGTGATACGCTGTACTCACGACGAAGAGGAATGAGTATGCTAGGTGTTAGACAGCATCGCAATATCAATCGTGCGTACAGTCTTGAAGGATGGTCGCCTGAAGCGAAAATGGCATTCATCGTCTATCTATTGAGCGATATTTAATCAGCAATCCACGCCGTCAGTGAAGCCGTCTTTGGTCTTCAAGTCAAGATAGGCTTGCTTGATTAGGTTGTATTGATTCTTAGAACCAGCCGTGTCTAACTCAAACCTACCGTTGAAGCCACCAATCGGTGAGGCTCCGTCATTGTATGCAGTCAGTGATGCGAAAATCTTACCATTGTAATTGATATCGAAAGTCGTGGTGCTAATTTCATCACCGTTCTCGTCTTCCGTAATTTCCACTTCTTTGTTCACCCTTGCATCTCTTACAATGCAGTGTGCCTGTTCACAGGTTATTCCATAATTTGTCTCATACTCTATTCTCAGTGCCATTGTATCACATCCACTCCAGTGGAGTTGGAAATGCATCTGCGGCATCATTGGCCGTATCATAATCTGGTAAATCTCTCAACGCTTGTCTGTATATTGTCAGGTCTGTCTGTTGTTCCTCGGTTAATTGAGAGTATCTATCAGGGAGCATCCACAAGTCACTCTCTTTCAACCAAGCATCTCTAAATG